CATAGTTATCTACTAATCCTAGTAGTACTGCGATTATACTTATGTATAATGAGAAGAACCAAAATTCAGGTCTGTCTGACCTTCCGTCAAAATCTGTTGCTCTTGTGACCAACACCGTCTTCAAGTTATCCATGAAGTGTTTAATTATATTCATATATTTCCTATTAAATGTTTGAATTACATACATATTTAGTACCTTAAAAGCCAGCCAAAAAAAAGCAGACCGAAGCCTGCTTTTTAATTATTTAACTAAAACTTAGTTAGAGTTAAATGTAACGCCTGTAGCAGAAGTAGTAACTGCATATCCTAGAGCCGCTGTTAAAGCAACGTCTAAGTCTCCACCGTTAGTGAAATCCCAAGCCCCTGTTGGGAACAATGCTAGATTCAATACGTTAGAGTTTGATCCACCTGAAGAGTCCATTTCATAAATCGCAATTGTTGATTTAGTTTGAATTGTTAGAACTGCTTTAAGTAAGTCTGCTCCAGGTAAAGCCGCTGAGGCCTCGCCTGTAAATGTTACGATACCAAACTGAAGTTTAGGACCTTGAATGTTGACTGCTTCACCTGAAGTGTATGCATTTAATCCACCGTTAGTGTAAGAATCTGCATCCTGATGAAATACTGGTTGAAAGTCACTATTTGCTTTTGTAAATTGTGCCATGGTTATTTTCCTTTTATGTTCAAAGATACTATGCGTATCTTTATATTATTTTGATCGGAATCCTATATTCCTCTCATACATATATTTATGCCTGTGGCAAAAAAAAGAAGGTTTTGGCTTTAGCCTCTGGCGGCTAAGTTTTGACGGGCAAATCCCATTCGATTGACAAACTTGAGACCATTAGCAACGAAACCTTCATGTGTTTCAGTGCCATCGTCTAAGAATCCTTTGACAGGACTTGATTTAGCGGCATTGTCGAGTTGATCAACAACGTTTTGTTTGAGATTATATAGAGCGATCCATATCTTAAATGCACCCACTATACCGTCTTTGTGTGCTTCAAAATGCATCATAAGTTTGTTTCTCATAGAGTCAGTCATCTTTCTATTTTTGATGAATTCTACAAAACCATTGTATAAGTTTGATAAATCACCTGATACAATCTTCTTATTTACATAGACAGTAAACAACATATTGAATCCATTACGTGCTTGTGGTGCTGTTTGGAACAATGCTTTAACTGCATTACCATGCTTTGTAATTTCTGCTTCTGCTGTCTGTTTTAATTTAGGATCAAGTTTTAACTTTGGTGTTATTGGCATTTTACTAGGGACAACAGCAACTGACGAATCATTTTTTAGATTACCAATCGATCCGTTAAGTGACTCTGCTTGGTCAGTTGTTACAGCATCAGGTGGAATAAATTGATGAACTGCGATTGCGGCTTGTTTGCCACTTAATAAATGTCCTACTTCACTATCAGCCACAACAGTATATGTGATACCACCTGGGTTGGCTTTGAAAGTGAACTTACCATCGTTTTCTTTTAATGGTTCACTGAATAACAAATCTCCCCAATAGAATCCAGTGCCTCCTCTGTCTGATTTTTCTAGTCCAGGCCACACTGAGTTTATAATATTGTATAAGTCGCCTCTGTTTACTCCACGAGCCTCATCATATGCTTTAAATTCTTGTGGTGAAAAGACTTGTCTGCCTGTGCCATCTTTCTTATTGAACATGTGCTTGTCCATAATAGAAAACTTGCCATCAGACCCACGACCAAAGATAAGAGCAGGATAACCATCCCACTTGATTGTAATGTTGCCAGGAGATTGTATAGTATTTTCTATCTGCTTGATAGCATTTCTTGCGCCTTCTTCATCTTGCAAGAACACTAAATCCTCAGGGTGTTCTAAATGACCAGAGCCTTCAACTAAAGTGATTTTATCTAGTCTTTCTCGTAGATGAGCAAGAGATTCACCGAGATTCATGTGTTATCTCAGACTTAATTTAGCAATGCGTTCTGCTCTTTTTGCTGACTCAGTTACAGCAGGTTTTGCTTGATTAGTTGCTACGTCTGTAAAACTAGGTCCGCCTACTTGATTAGGTTTTTCATTACCTGTCATTGCAACTGCTGGTGGCTCATCAGTTTTAACTGGTTTTTGTTGTAGACTTTTAACTAAATCATTATACACAACTTGATCAACATTGTACAATTTGTTTAGTGAAGACTTGATTGCTTGTGCTTGTTGATATCCATTTTGTGCTTGAGCAGGAGCGGCCTGTGCAGGTTGTGCTTGTGCTTGTGCAGGTGCTTGAGCCTGTTGTGCTTGTGCTTGAGCAGGCTGTGCTTGTTGCTGTGCTTGTTGCTGTGCATTCTGTACGGGAGCGGCTTGTCCACCGGCTGCCGCAGGTTGTGCTTGGCCTGCACCCTGTGCATCTTTAGCACCAGATGGAGTCACACCTGCTGTTTTGGTTGCGGCATAACTTCCTTTTCCTAACTTCGTTAAAATTGTTTTATCTAATTTACCAGTAGTGTTCCATGCATTAGAAAATTCATCAACGATTCCTTTTAACGCCGGTCCATATTCTGCTTCTGGGACACCTTGCATATAGTTTGCTAACCAGTCATTAAGAAACTGCTTCATTGTCTTTGTACCAGCCGCTTCACCCAACATGCTTTCAAAGATGTTGTTAAGTTGTAGATAGTTATTCTGTACAAGTCTATATTTGTTTGGTCTGCCTTCAGTTAATACTGTATAACCTAATTGCTTTAATGTAAAGCCACATGCTTCTGCAAGTTGGTTCAACATGTAGATGCCATATGCTTCTTGTACGTTTCCTTTAGGAGCCGCACTAGGGTTTTGTCTTTGTAGTTGCTGTGGTTGTTTCAGTGGACGTTTTAATTGTCCGATCAGACCCATTGCAAACTTAGGATCTAAATTTTTCTTTAGTACCATTTCTGCTGTCTTAACACCGTTTTCCCATTCAGCACGACCTTGACGATCTTTCATGTAGTTAACTAGTTCTTTAGATAACTCCATTTTTTGCTTTGGATCTTGTATCTTAGACATTTGCTGAGAGATGCCTTTGATGTAATTGTTTGTTGCTTGAACTGCCGCTTGTGCCGCTTTACCGCCGTCACCTTGTGGTCTGGCAGCCTTTGCTTTTGCAGGTGCCGCTGGTGCTGGTGCTTGTGCTGGAGCAGGTTCTGGTACTTCTGTTGGGTCAACGACTTGTCCATCTTTTACAATTAGGCCTGCATCAACCGCAGTTTGAATAGCACCGAGTGCATCACTTGTAAAATCTTGTAAGAAAATATCTTGTGCTAGAATGTGTTCTTGTGTTTGGCCTGATTGTTTACCAACACTTGATTTAACTCCAGCGGCCGCTCCTCGACCGAATAGGTTTGACATTACGCCTTCTTCTACTTTCTTTACATCATCGAATTTCATTTACTTTACCTTTTTCATTGTCTTAGAAAAGCGAGATACGTCTCTGCCTCTAATAGAACTTAATAATTTTTTCTCAAGTAATTCTGCTTGGTCACTGTCATAGTGTCTGCTGATATACTCTATAAGATTGATGGCACTAGTAATAACATTAGATGCACGAGACTCTACCATATCTGGAATATTTCTATTCGCTCCAATAGTTTCAAGTTCTTCTAACAGGCTTCTTGTTTTCTTTTGCATATTATTACCTACCTCGTATGTATTTAGTCTTTATTGTTAACTTGTAATGAATTTAACAGTGATTTCAGTTTAGTATTCGTTTCTACACCTTTTACTGCTTTAGTGGGCGGTTCTAGTTGCTCTTGCACTGCTCTATCTACTTGTCCAACTTGTGATGTTGTCTTAAATTTATCCATAAGTGCTTGTGCTGAAGGCTGTGCTTGACTTGCAACTGATAATGTATCGTCTACATCAGGATCACTGATACGCATTGTATTGATATCATATTCTAAGTCAATCTTTTGACCTACACCTGTAGATGAACGAGACTTCATACACTGAAGTTGATACTTCCCACGTTCTCTCATACTACGTGATGTAAAGATACCAAATACATTATCTGCTGTATTGATTTTACTGATACCACCTGCAATATGACTGTGATCAAACTCAATTTCTTCTACAGCACTTCTGTTTAACTGTGATGCTGTGACTAAAACAATGTTTAATTCCTGTGCTAAGTTACGTAGTTCTTCTGATACATACTTGTCTTTAATAAATTGATCGTTAGGGCTTACTTTGACTGATACAGGCATCACAAGATCCAAGTAGTCAACCATAACAAAGTCAACTTTGATTCCTGTTTGAATCTGTACTTCTTTTAAGTAAGAACGAATGTCATTGACATTGCTTTGTGCCGCTAATGCCTTGACACGATACTGTCCCATCTTCTTAGAAGCCATTCTGACTTTAAGAGCAGTGTTGTCAATGTCTTTACGAATATCTTTTGTACTCATGGAAGTCTGCATTGCATCAGTCCTCAATGATGTCAATTCTTCTGATAATTCTAATGTGATATAGACTCCACTAAGACCCTGTGACAACCAGTTAAGAGCAAGATTCATCATCAACAATGATTTACCTGAACCTGAGCCACCAGCAAAGATATTCAATTCTTGTCTGGACATACCACCATACAATAGTCTATCCATTTGAGTCCAACCAGTACTGACTTGACCACCTTGATTATAATATTTGTTCAAACGAGCCGCAGGATCATCAAAGTAATCTGTTCCCATATCTCGTTGTAGAGAGATTTGTACAGCATCTTTGATTAACTTTTCAACTGGACCAAAGTCACCTTGTTCAAGTAAGTCTGCTGAAGACATGATTGCTCTTTCAAGTTCTTGTCTACGAGTAAACGATTCAAACTCATTAAGAAACCAGTCTGAATGTGCTTCATCTAAGTCTTCAACTGCTTCGATTAATTCACCTGTCGTTGCTTTTATTTGTGTTGTGTTAGGCAAGATGCCATACTGTACAGTATGCTCAACCATGAACTCAGCCACAGGCCTTAGTTTACGATCAAAGTTTTCTGGGTTGAATATATTAGTGACACGCACATATAACTCTGCGTTTGTCACTATCATTCGCAAGAAAAGTTCTTGCACTTCTGCATTAAATTCTTTTAGCAATTTTAGTCCTCATCATTTCTATTTTAATTTTACTGGAGGTTGCACACTCAAGTATACTTAGTAGTGTAGCCAACCTTCCATATTTTATCAATGCATCATTTGCATCTTTTACATCATCTGCCCAGTTAGGCAATGACACGTCAAACCCTAGTTCTAATGCTCTATCGCATATCTCTAATCCTGTCTTGTCCTGATCTGGAACAACAATAATTCTTTTACCCAACTTCTTCAACACACCAACTTGATTATCGTTGATTGTATTGTGAGTCAATGCACAACCATTCATTGAGATTGCGTCAAAGATTCCCTCGAATACTAAACACACTTCCCAATCAGGCTTTTGCAAGTCGATACCAAACACATACCCTGTCTGTTGATCATTAATAAACTTAGGTACTCTGTTGTCTAAGTATCTGCTTGTACTACCTACAACTTTGTTTTCATATGTGTAAGGTATGATCAATCGCTGAGAGTTTCTACCTTCTTCATTGGGTGTGACTAAGAAAGGATAATCATTGTGTGTCATGCCTCGTGTTGCAAGATAGTCAATGTAAACTTTATGTGCTGGGTTAGCAGTATAAATCAATTCACCTATAGGCATTTCTTGTTCTTTAAACGTAGGCACTGTATGTTGTTTCTTTTTAGTTAAAATAGAATCAAGCAAGTCTTTGTGTTGTAATGAATGCAAAGACCATTTGTTAATGTCTGAGTCGTCCATGCCACACCAGCCTAAGAATCTACGACAATTTCTGCTGATGTTTCTGCCTAATTTAAATCCACATTTAAAGTTACAGTTAAAACAATGATACTGCCAATTGTCGCCATCTTGTTTGATACCGCCTCGTCCACGTTTGTCTACACTATGCCCATTATGAATACAGCACGGAGCATTGAACGAAGTCCAACCGCTCTGCGTCTGTTTCTTTTTGCCAGGTGCAATCGTAATTATATCAAACATAACTGTTATTATAGATTAAAACGAGAGAAAAAACAAGAGTAAAGGGTATTTTATCTTGCCAAAAGAGTGACTATATTACCCACATTTGCTTCGAACTTAATTCTAATAAATGGATGATAGCCTGTCATTGTATAACCAATAGTTGATGATTCGCTGTTGCCGTTTGCGGCATTGCCATATCGATATTGATTGATATCATAATAGTCTGAATCAACTAATGTAGAGCCTTGTAATGTTACGTTACCAACATAATTTTCATAATCAATTGATGCTGTTAAGACACCACTGTCTTGTGTGTTTATAACACTTGAGAAAAATGTAACTGCTTCAGAGTTTGCATTTGCGTTTGCATTTGGAAGTGTCTGATCATTTGGTATTGTAACGACTTGAGAAGGAACAAAAGAAGGTAACACAGAGTCAACGATATTTAAATCACCTCTTGCTCCTGCTTTAGAATCTACAAAGACAGGTAAGTTTAGATTAGCACTAGGATATTCTAAAGAGTAATAACATTTTTGAGAGTCTATTGCTTCAATATCTGCGGCAGACGTGTTTAACACAAAAATACCATTGACATCAAGGACCGGATCTAATGCCTTTCTTAAAAGGATTTCGGTTCCATCTGAATTAATGGCTCTAAAGGATATTTGCTCATTTGCTGTAGCAATAGCAGACAGATCAACCGGCTTCTGTTCCTGATTCAGAAACTGAAATTGTAGTTGGTTGTCAACGCCTTTGTTTAACGTTAGTGGTTTTGCATAAATTGGCATATATTTCCTCGGGCTTGTGCCTGATAAAACCACAACGATTTGTCTGACTGTATATGTATAAACTGATGTAGTGTACGACACAAATTCTTCTCTCCTGTTCTTATATTTATCTCTACGGTTTTTAACTAGGAAAATATCTACCCATTTTTTTATATGGTAAATACTATTGTGAAAACACAAACACCAGCAGAATTCTTCGTTAAACTATCTGAAACTCACCCGTTTATAACGGTTGTCCAGTATGCTGGACAGGATTATGTAGGCATTGTTCAGAACCGTGATGATCTAGTTACAACTATCTATGACTATGGTGCTATTGTTGATTCGCAATTAAAAGAAAAGTTCTTAGAGTTAGGAGATGTTTGGTGGTGGGAATCTAATCGTCAGATACCTATTCACTTGTTTCTAAAGCAAGAATGGATCTTATTCAAACCGTTCTTAAGAACATTCAACAACAAGTCACTTACGTTATTACACGGACCTATTGTGTCAATGACTGACTTTCAGAAGAAAAGAGTTAAGAGGAAGACGATAACGCTTGTGAAGCGATCTTATTAGCAAGTTTCTGTTTTAATCTTACTGCCTTTGCTCTACGTTTTTTAGCAAGACTCAAACTTAATTCACCACAACGTTCATCAAACGTTACTCCAAGCAAATGATCATATTCATGTAAGAACACTCTTGCTTTAAGTCCTTCTAGTTTTTGTTTGTTGACCCACTCTCCAGTTGATACTTGGTATGATACTAATGCTTCAGGATTACGTTTAACGTGTAACCACAAGTTAGGAAAACTCAAGCAACCTTCTAAGTAAATTTCCTT